TAGAGGATTTCTTACCCCCTCCCCCCTTATGTTTTGTTTTGGGGGGATACCCGGTAATCCATCTATTATAGGGAAAAAAACATAAATAACTTTAGTTGACTAGGGGGAGGGGGAGGGGGTAGTATTACGGAAAACACCAAAACAGGAGAAACCAGAAATGACGCTTGAAGGATTTATGAAGAAATACAACTTATCCCCTGAAGTAAGGGAAGAGCTTTTGTTAGCAGTCATAAAATCAAGCAAAACAGATTTAGGTGATGAGAAAAAATCATCATCAAAAGTTTCAGAAAAATCTGATTGTGATGATTCTGGTGATGAGTATGCACCATCAAAAGAAGTGGTTTTGTGTTACGGTGAAAGAATGGTTGCAAACAATCACTTTTACTTTAAATTCACACCAGTAAACAAAAACACTTTTGATTGTGTATACTTCACAATGTCTTCAAAAGATGTTTCAGAAACATACTTTAACGGCGACAATCTTACAGATACAAATTTCAGTCATGTAACAAAATGGGCTGTTGGTGACAATGCAAACATTTTCGCAATTGATGACAGATGCCATAATGTGTTGTTTTCTGTATCCATCAAAAGGAAGGCACCTAAGAAAAGTTGCATCGTTGAATGTGATGGTTTTCAGGTTCATTCTTTAAGAGGTGATTAAATGGATGATTTAGTTTTTACAGTAACCACAAGAAGCGCCCCGCCTCTATGGATGGAGCAATGGGACGTTTACACCATCTTTGAAGCTTACACAATTTACAAAGATGTAAAATACATGGCGTGGGGAACTGATGAGGAAGAGGCCAAAAAGAAATGTGTAGACCTCATCAAGTTAGACAAAGTTAACGGGATAGTAAGAAATCCGGGCGACGTGGTGGAATGAAAACAAAACAAACCAGATATCAGAAAAACAGGGTTCATACGCTGCGCAAGTTCATAGAAGAAATGCAAACGGAGATTGATTTACTTATGCGTGATTCATCTGAAGACGCAGAAATCAAAATCAAGGTTTGTCGTGGAAAGATTGAAAGCGCAAGAAATCAAATTAAGTATTTAGGAGGTTATTTATAATGGGCCGCATTTCTTATTATGAAATGATTCCTTATATGTCGCCAGCATACATGGCGGCTGATGAACATCATCATCAGGTTGCTTTTTTTGAAATCCTGAAAAAGCAGTTTCCTCAATTGCGGGAGGTTTCTTTTGCTATCCCAAACGGAGGAAGCAGAAATAAAGTTGAAGCTGTAAACATGAAACTTGAAGGCGTAACACCGGGAATACCTGATGTTATGATTGCGTGGCCTGTTTATCCTGTTCATGGTCTTTTTCTTGAATTCAAGAGTATGAAGAAGGAAGCAAAGCCATCGCCAGAGCAAATCCATAGATTGAGCGCTCTTCGCTCTGCCGGGTACATTGCTTTGGTTGTTCACGGAGTCGAACAGGCTTTAGAGGCCATGAGGATGTACCTTGAAAACGGTATGCTTCCGTTGAGCAGGACGCCAACGGGCATTGATTATCCCTCCCAGGTTAACGGAAAATATAGCCATGAATATTGGCTAATAAGCTAAACTAACGTAATCTTAACCCCGCCAACAACAAGCGGGGTTTTTTATGAGCGCTACACAGAACGTTGATGTTTTAACGGAGAAGATTAGCCAACTTTCGGAAGATATGCGGAAAATGGATTCCAGCATATCAAAGCTTTCTGAAAGTTTGATTCAGATGGTTGAATTCAAAAAGGAGAATGAGTTTTTACATCAGAAAACGCATGGAATCGAAAAACGCTGTATTTCTCTTGAGGAAAGAGTAAGAGAAAATGAAATGATTTCAAACAGCCAAAAGACAATAAACAGGATGTTGAGCATTATCTTTTCAACAGTTGCAAGCATATCCCTAGCAATCGGCGTTTATCTAGCTGGTGCGTCTAAAGATAGTTCCAACAAACTTAATGAAGTTGAAAGGAGCGTTTCTGTTTTACAGGCGCAATCTCAAAACAGGGTAAACCTAAACATCAAAACAGGAAATGAAAAATGATTAAAGTTGAGTTGGTTGGATACTGGCACAAGTGGTGGAAACTCTGGAGCGTTTGGCTGTCAACTTTTGGTATTTTAGTTTTAACGTTTGCCGTGTATTTTCCTCAATATGCTCTTGATGCATGGAACATGCTTCCGCCTGATATCAAAAATTCAATCCCTCCTGAATTCCTGCAAAAGATTTCAATAGGATTATGGGTTGCCTCCCTTATCTCAAAATTCATTAAACAGAAAAAACTAACACAGGAGCATTTTCAAAATGACCAAAACAGCAAAACAGATAATTGATGAAATCATTGGCGTTGAGGGTGGTTTCGTCGATAACCCGAAAGACCCTGGCGGCGCAACGCGATGGGGTGTAACTCAGATGGTCGCCCGCGCTCATGGTTATATGGGCGACATGCGCAACCTGCCGCGCGATACGGCGTTTAATATCCTCATGCAATCGTATTACATTGACCCGCGATTTGACCAGGTGGAGGCCGTTGTGAGCGGTTTGGGCGCGAAGCTTGCCGATTGCGGCGTAAACATGGGGCCATCAGTCCCGTCTAAGTTTCTCCAGCGCCTCTTAAATGCCCTTAATCGTGAGCAGAAAGACTATCCTGACCTTATAGCGGATGGGGCGATAGGTAGTATCACTATCAATTCTCTGCGCCGTCTGGTGGCGAAGCGTGGCGTTGACGGGGCTAGAATCGTCCTGCTGCGCGGTGTTAACTGTTTGCAGGGCGCGGAGTACCTGCGACAAACTGAAGCCAACGAAAAGAAAGAGGAATTCTTCTATGGTTGGCTTTTCAATAGAATTGATTGAGGTGGAAAAATGACAACAATCATTTACTCAATTTTAGCTGTTCTTGTTTCTGCTATTGCTTCATTTTTTATCGGTAGACAAAAGGGGGTAAAATCTGCTAACCTTCAGAATGAAGTAAACAAGCAATCTGAAGTTATCCAGAACATCAACACACAAGGAAAAATGAAAGATGATGTTATTGAAGAAATCAACAAAACGGTTTCTGAAATCAACCGCTATCCTGATGGTTCCATTGCTGATAAGTTGCGCAGAGAATACAGCAGAGACGGAACCAACGCCGAAACAGATAAACGTTGAATGCGCTTTTTCGCAAATCATCTATGTAAGCAAAGATGATGTTTTGACGGAAGGGACAGCAAAGCAAATCTATTATAATAATAAAATGGTTGAAAAGATTTGCGGAAGTGTTGACGCTTCAGGAGCAAAGTAAATCTAAGCCCCTCGTTTGAGGGGTTTTTTCATTCCACCACTTGCGCGATGTTTTCCATTGTAGTATCTTCAAGTTGTTGCGTTTTTATATGCCGCTTCTTTCATTAAATCGTAACACTCTCTCCTGTTATCGCAGTGATTGAGGCGGCATATAAAAGAATGACCCTTTTCACCTTCCCGCCTTGCGCGGGATTTTTTTTGCCTGTAATATTTCCGTGTAGACCAATTTAAACACAGAGAGCTATCATGAAGAAGAAGCAAATTCCTGAAGGTTACACATCTGAATATGTTGCACCTGGCGACCCGTTACCGGGGTTCGTCCGATACAGGAAGCTTAAAAAGCTTATTGATATTTACGGCATTACATCAAAACAGATTGAAGAGATTATTGGCCTGAAGGAACAAACAATCAGAGTTTTCAGGACAAGAAATTTACGCCAGAATATAACCTCTGAAGACCTGCAAAAGCTTTATACCTTCTTTGGTGGCGTTGATGAAAAAGGTGAACCAGTTCTAAACGTATTTAAGGATTTCTGATGCCGTCATTACCAGGTAAGACTTGCAGAGTACAAGGTTGCGCAAAGGTTGCGACAATCAAGAACAAAGGATTCTGTGAAGACCACAAACACAAATCATGGGAGCAACATCAAAAGCGCCTTGATGGTCAAAAAAGAATCTATCAGCTACCGATATGGCGCAAGCTTAGGGCATTCGTAATTAACCGCGCTGGCGGTTTGTGTGAAAACTGTTTTAAGAATGGAATGATAGTTGTCGGAACAGAGGTTGACCACATAAGGCCCATAAGCCATGGAGGGCCGGAAGACGATGAAAGCAACTTACAGCTTTTGTGTAAAGCTTGCCACGCAGCGAAAACAGCCAGGGAGTAAAAACCCCTGGCATTTTTTTTGACGTCCAAAAATAAAATCCTGAATTTCCCCTTTGCGCGTAAATGGCTAAGCGGCCGATAGCAGAAAGACCGCAAAAATTAAAAAACCCCTCCCCCCTGTGAAAAATCGAAAAACACTCCGAAATGTCAATAGCAATTTTCATCTTTTTCAAGTTTTTTTGTGATTTCGCATTTCTTGCAACACAACAAACCATTGAAAAGATGATTTGCATCTTTCCGTGTTTATGCTACAATCTAAGAACAATAACAAATGAGGATTGATGAAATGGCTACAAAGTTTGAATGTATCGAAGTACACGAAAGCGCAAAATCATTCTTTAGCGTTGGAAAGGTTTATGAAGTATGTGAGCCTATGGATTGCGCAATAGGTTTCGTAAAGGCAAATAACAATGAATCCATCGTTATCTATCACAGGAGAGAAAAGAACAAAGGCCATTTGTTTAACGCTTACTTTCCTGGCTACATGGATGAACATCATGGTCATGTTGCGGCTATCTTCAAATATGCTGGATAACCAAAAACAACAAAAACTATTTTTTACAAAAGCCCATTAATTTGGGTTTTTGTTGTTGACTCCATAAACGTAAAAAGGTATATTATGTTTATACCAAAGAAACAGGAGAAAGCGTAAATGAACAAAGTAACTTATAACCGCCGCAACAATATTACAGATGTAATGGTTAATGATAAATATGTTGGATGCGTTATCCGTGGTGAAGATGGCAAATACAGAACTATGCATAAAGACGAAAGCATTGAAAACAAGGAATTCACAGCGGAACACTTCGCGCTGTATCATGTAGAGAAAGGAATGTAAGATTAACGGCCTGGAGAAATCCGGGCCTCTTTTACAGGTGGCGATATGTTCCATAAAGGTGTTGTTTGGTCATTGTTCGACGGGTCAGGCTACATGGTTCACGATTGGGCTTTAAATGGCTTTAAATGCTATTGCTTCAATTATGATGATTCAGACCACGGAGACTATAAAGGCGTGAAGGTTATTCACGAAAACATCATTTATGTAAATAAGTTTATTGATGTTAATTTCCTTCCTGATGTTTACTCTATGGGTATAGATAGACCTGATATCATTTTTGCGTTTCCTCCTTGCACTGATTTAGCTGTTAGTGGAACAAGAAGCTGGAAAGACAAGGCAAAGAAAAATCCAGACTTTCAAAAAGAGGCTGTTTACACTGCAAGACTTGCAAGCTGGTTTTCAATGAAGCTTGGAGTTCCTTGTGTAACAGAAAATCCAGTTGGCGTTTTGTCTACTATGTGGAGAAAGCCAAATTTCATATTTAATCCGTTTGAATACGGCGGTTATCTTCCTGAAAATGATAAACATCCTTCATTCCCATACTATATAAAAGCTCGTGACGCATACCCAAAGAAAACATGTATTTGGGTAAACGGAGGTTTTATTATTCCACCGCTTGCGCCAGTTCAGGTTGCTCCTGGAAAATCAAAGCAGTATAGGCAATTGGGAGGAAATTCAACAAGAACAAAAATGATTAGAAGTCTTACGCCGCGAGGATTTGCAAAAGCGGTTTACCAGTACAACAGCAAAAGGTTTGATAAATGAAAAATCCATTTGTTACAAAACGCAAAGTTCCAAACATAGAAAGAATGGCTGTTATCTGTATGCGCCATGCTTCAGAATTTAAGGCGAGAGAGTTTAGAGGGTATGATGAAAGAAACCTCTGGATAGCAAAAAAGCTTGCTCAATACGGAATTGCAATGTATGGTTTAAGGGCGTTTCATGATTATTGTCGAATGGCTGTTTACTGTGATTCAGTTATCAGTGAACGGGTGAGAATGACAAAGGGAAGAAAAGATATCATAAGCGCATACGGCAATTTAAGAATTGCAACAATTGACTTTCTTGATGAGGTGTATCATGGGGACGTTTAGAAAATCTCAAATCACTTATGAGTTTCACATTGAACAAATGGAGAAAGTTAAAGAATCTTCTCCAGCAATGGTTACTGATTTCCGTTGCCCGGTTTGTGGAAAAAAGCTTTACACCATGAAGCCAACCAAAATTGATGAAAAATATAATTCAACGATGATTGCTCCATGCTGTGATTCTGTTCTTTCTAAAATTGCATATGGAAGCGGAAATGTTACAGCAACCAAAATTTAAAATTGGCATCAATGATGCAATAGCCGAAATGAGTAAAAAAGGCTATGATGTTAAACGCGCTCCTTTTGGCGGTCAGTACGGAAAGCGTTACAACGTTTACCGCGCCGGATACCTTGTAGGCCGTTACACTAAATCTGAAATCATCAGAGAGTTTATAGATTAAAAAATGAGAAAGAAAAGATTTCAGGTTACATGTTTTTGTGATGCATATGGATTCCCTCATCGTTTTGGCGGTGGAAAATGTAACGGCTTGAATATTGTGGAATCATGTTTCAACAGTCGTTCATTGTGCATTCACTGTAACCTGTTTTCTGTTTCTGGATGCGAAGTGTTAAATGGTTTAGAAAGCACAAAAGAGTGTCCCGCTGTTCAGGACTTTTTAAATTATAATGAGGTTAAATTATGAATACCAAAAAGAAAGCTGTTTATACCATGATTGGCGGAGTGTTGATTAAGAACGTTCCGAATTATGCTAAAAAAATAAAAATACTCAGCAACGGTTCAATTATTGCTGTTGATAAATCAGGAAATGAATCATTTATATATAGTCCATCTCCATCAATTAACCATGATTATGATAAATATAGTTTTGTAGTTTTTGATGTTCCACCACTTGCGCCATGTTTTGAGGTTGGTAGTGCGCTGGGCTTTGATTATTTTGGTGTTGGCGGTTGTTCTTCAGGTGTAAATTGCGGCGGGCCTATTGAAAGCGGCAAAACATACGTTGTTGGCGAACAAGAATTACCACATGAAGCCATTCAGGCTTTTGGACGATTTAAGCTCGTTCAAGAAAAAGATGAGCCTTCAGTTAACATTTTAACACTCAGTTTTGATTCAGGTTCAAAACTAAGCGATGTTATTAATATGGTTGAATCTGAAATTTCAAACTCTGGATGTAGTGTAACTGATAACATTTCATCAATGTCTATAAACGAGTTTAGGAAACACATCTCAGATATTGTAAAGGATAATATCTATACTGTATCGCAAAAAATAGCTACTCACGTTTATAACGAAGAATACAATTCTTCTGATGTTACTCTCTGGATGAATGAGCTAACCAAACTTGAAAGCCTTATGAGAAAAATCACTCACGGAGGCGAAATTAGGTTAAGCGTAATTTCTTAACATCAAGATTAGGCGGAACAAGGGGCGCGGTAAACGTTGCCCCTTTTTGCGTTTAAGGTGTTGCAAAAAGTGGTTTAATGTGGTCTACTACATAAACACTAACAAATGAGGATTTATCATGATTAACAAATTTCAGGCTTTTAACCTTATGCGCACATCTTCATACTGTGAAAAGAATGTTTCTGGTGATTTCACTACTTACAAGATTTCTATTTGTGGCGTAGCAATTGCAACAGTTCAAAAATTCAAGAAAGGGAATAACAATGGATATGAGTCTTACGCTTATTGGGATTCTTATCGAGGCGCTAAAGGATTAACAGATAACCTAATGCAAGCATTCGCGCAAGTGGTGGAATCATTCATGAATGCTTACAACGAAAAATGGAAAAAAGAGAACCGTTACGAAGTCGCAAAAGAACAGTTTAAGAAAGATATCATGCGCAACGGTTCTTTCATTTCTGGTGATATCATCTATCTTAATGATGGTGATTATGGCATTATTGATAGCGTTCTAAATGATGGTTATGAGCTTTTCATGAATAGCTCTAACAAGTATCATAGCGTTATGAGTGATGGGCGAGGTGTTACAGTTTTTGGAACTCTTGACAAAAATCACTCATTGTCTGTTGACTGGAAAAAAACATTTATCACATACCTTGATGGCTTTCAACCATCAGGAAAAACAGGAGATTGAAATGACCGTTAAACTAAAAAGATACAACATCGACCCTAACACAAACAGCCTTGTAGAGCATGAAGAGGGGCGCTTCTGTTTGGCCCCTGATGCAATTGAGGCGGTGAGGGTATCAGTTACGCAATCCGTAAACCTGGCTAACGCTGTTAACCATATGGCGATTGCTTTTAACCTTATCAGCGCTCCGACGTATGACGTTTTAAAGCTGGTTACTATCCTTCACGTTGTCTCTGAATCCTTTGCAGACATCGCAAAGGAAGCCGGGTTGACGCTTGAGCATGATAAAAAACCCAAGCTGGATAGCTAGGAACTCAAAAGAAAGCCAGTAGATACGCTAAATTACTGGCTTTTCTTTTTGTTGAGTTGATATAATCAAACCTAACACAACTCAACAGAGGCCCGTTAAAATGGTTAAAATCTTTGATTTCTCATCCCCTGAAAATTTCATTGAAGCTTTAAAACGTGATGGTGTCATGGTTTACACCTCTGGCGGAAAATTCAAATCATCGCCATCAGTAACATCCGATGAAAGCGTTTTTATGTATGTTGCAGATAATAATGATGAACTGGTTAACATCATTTTATCAAGCGCTTCAAAAGTTCGTGGCGCAACAAAAATTGTAAAAGGGGAGTGAAGCAATGGCAGGAAGAAATCCAATCCCGGCTGAAATTCATTTCCTTAAAGGTAATCCATCGGAATTATCAAAAAAGGAATTGAAAGAAATTTCGTCAAGCGGCCTTGAGCCAATGACAGATTACACACCTCCGCAGCATTTAAATGATTTCCAAAAAAAGATTTGGAAAGAACTATGCGCAAGATTTGGGGCTGTTAAAATCCTTTCTGTCATGGATAGCATGGCTTTAGAAATGCTAATTGATGATTATTCAGAATGGCGTGAACATGCTGAATACTTGGATAAGAACGGATATACCATTTATGAAACAAAAACAAATGGCGAAACAGCAGAGAAGGCAGACCCGCGAAACGCTCTGAAACACAACGCTCACCAAAGATGTGTTAACTTGTTAATTCAGTTTGGTTGGACTCCAGCGGCAAGAACAAAAGTTAGATCAATGGGGCCGCTTGAGCAAGACCCTTTATACGGTGGATTAGGTAAAAGGCCGAAAAAATGACGGAAAAGAAAACCATTGAAAAAGACGGATTACCTGAAATTCGTACTCATGGCCTATGCTTTAAAAATGTCAGGGTTGAAGATGGTTTTCAATACGCCGTTGATGTTTGTGAGGGGCGCGTATTAGTTTGTAAATGGGTTCGCCTTGCCTGTGAAAGATTCTTGCGAGATATGGAAAGAGCAAATGATGAAAATGATGAATTGCTCTTTTCTTATTCCAGGGCGCAACACGTTTTAGATTTTGCCTCTGGTTACTGCGTTCACGTAAAAGGTAAGCGTTGGCGCGGAAAGCCTGTTGATATGATGGATTTTCACGCATTTATTCTTATAAACATTTTCGGATTTATAAAACCACAAAGAGACGAAATTACAGGTGAAATCCTTAAAGATGCTGATGGCGACGATGTTTATATAAGGAGATTCAGACACGCATTTATACTTGTTGCGCGTAAAAATGCTAAATCTTTCCTTGCATCAGTTATCGGACTTTACATGATGTTCATGGATGATGAGGGCGGGGCGGAAGTTTACAGCGCCGCAACAACGCGCGAACAGGCTAAAATTGTTTTTGATGATGCAAAGGAAATGGTAAAAGCATCTGAAAACTTGAGGATGGAATTAAAGACAACAGAAAAAGCAATTTTTCATTCTCAATCATATTCTCGCTTTATGCCTGTTTCTTCTGATGCCGGAACATTGGACGGTAAAAACACTCATCTTGCAATTATAGATGAAATACATGCTCACAAAAAGCGTGACGTTTATGATGTTATGGAAACTTCAACATCTGCTCGTGACCAGCCATTAATTTTTGTAATTTCAACCGCTGGCGTAATTCTTGATGGAATATGCGTTGAGTTGAAAAACTTTGGCGTTAAAATTCTTAACTCTGAAGAGGTTGATGAAGATTCAGATTCATATTTCTTTATCTGGTACACGTTGGATGAAGAGGATTATGAAGAGCAAAATGTTGCTGAATTACTTCAACGCCCTGAAATCTGGTTCAAAGCAAATCCAGGTATGGGCGTTTGTAAATCAATTCAGGATATGAAGAATTTAGCAAAAAAGGCAAAAGATGAACCAACAGCAAGGGCTAACTTTTTAACAAAACACCTGAATATATTTGTAAACGGAACTTTTTCATGGTGTAACATGGAGCAATATAGAAAACTAAAATTATCCGACAAATTGAAAATGAAGGGTAAAAACAACTTTGTATTGTCTGTTGACCTTGCGGAAAAGATAGACCTTTGTGCTGCTGTAAAATCATATTTTACTGACTCCGGTTATATGGCTTTTCAGGTGAAAATGTGGTTGCCTGAAGGGAGGCTTGAAACTTGCAGTGACCAGGCGCGGGAAAGATATGAAAGCTGGTTTGCTGAAGGTTTGCTAAAATTCACCAGCGGAAACGCAATTGATTTTGATGAAATCAGAAAAGAGTTGCGTGAATGGGTAAGGGGTGAGGAGGATTATCTTGTTGAGCTTGCTTATGACCCCTGGAGGGCAACGCAATTCGCCATTAAATGCAACGAGATTTACGGCTGGCAAGTGGTGGAAGTTCCACAGGTGGTAAGGAATCTCAATGAGGCCATGAGAGAGGTTGAGGCTCTCATTGCTGATGGTAAGCTTTACAGGCCGGATAATCGCGCCGTTGAATGGATGTTCTCCAATGTTCAGGCCAAACGTGACCGCAACGGAAACATATTCCCTGATAAATCCAGCGTTGAAAATAAAATTGATGTTCCTAGTGCGCTTTTTACTGGCGTTTCACGTATAATCAGGCACCGGGACGGAAACACCATCCCGCAGGAAGCTGAATCCGCCGGAACTATTTAAGAGGGGTTTTAGATGGCTGATAAAAAAGGTTTGATGGGCTGGATGTTTGGAGGCCCAAAAACAAAAACAGAGAGGCGCTCTGAAGAGGTGGAAGTCGGAGAAATCCCCTCTTTGCCTGATGATGAAATGGGGGCAAAAACGGCATTTACTGTTAGCTTAAATGATGATGGTGAGAGCCGTAAAGAAACTAATGTTTTTGTTAATGCAAACAAAACAAAAGTTACCAATGATACAGGGTTAGCCCTTGTAACTGTTTACGCTTGCATTGACAGAATTTCAGCATCAATTGCATCAATACCATTTAAAGTAATGAGGCTTGAAGATGGTGAATATGTTGAAGTTGAAAATCATCCAGTAACAAAGGCTTTAAAAAATCCTCCAAATGACTGGATGACTTCATTTCATTTAATCCGTAATTTCATGGTTGATTGCCTGAAGGGAAACGGCTATATCTGGTTTAAAAAGAAGTATACAACCGGTGAAATTATTGAAGTTGAATGGTGTCCAGAAAATAAGGTTGATACGTTAAACACAACTGCGCGGCGTTGGGTTTATACATATACTGATGAATATGGAAATTATCACACCATCGACCCCGAAGATATGATTCATGTTCGCGCGCTGGGTAATAACAACAGAAAAGGTCTTTCACCTATTATGCTTCATGCGTCAACTGTCAAAACTGGCCTTGATATGCAAAACTACGGAGAAAACTTTTTCAATGGTGGCGCGAAACCTTCAGGCGTTGTTGGCGTAAAAGGTCAGTTGAATAATCAGGGCTGGACGCGATTACTTAATACATGGAATTCAAATAGCCGCCGCGCGATGGAATCAACAGAAAACCGTGTTATGTTTCTTCCTGCTGATGTTACATATACACCTATTTCAATTTCTCCTATCGATGCTGCTTTGGTTCAAACCATGAAGTTGAGCCGTTCAGAGATTTGCGGTATTTATAATGTACCAGGCTACATGGTTGGCGACCTTGATAAAGCATACAGCGGAAGTGTTACGGCTATGCTTACATCATTCGTAAAAAATACCCTTCAACCGTGGGCTACTAACTGCGAACAGGAGTTTACAAAAAAACTTTTAAGTGATGATGAGATTGAATCAGGTTATATTGTTCAGGCTGATATGAGAGTATTGTTGCGCGGTACTCCGCAAGAGATGTTACAATTCTTTAAGGATGCTGCAACTACTGGATTTATCACAAGGAATGAAGGCCGCGCTGGTTTGGGTTATCCAAAAGATAAAACAGACCCGCAAATGAATAAATTCTTGGTTAACGTTTCTCAGTCAGGATTTGCGGATAATCAGGATAATCAGGATAATCCAAAAACTGAAAACCCTGAAGAAGACAACAAACAGGATGAGGAAGAAGAGGTGAAAGAGAATGAATAAAGAGCAACTGGAAGAGTTGAAGAAAAAAGCGAAAGGCGGCGCTCATGAAATCAGGACTTTCAGTGAGGGCATTAAATTAAACGTTGAAGAAAAACGCGCTTCTGATGGTTCCACCACTTCGCCGATTATTGTTGGCTATGGGGCTGTTTTCGGCGTTGCTTCTACTGGCCTATGGTGGGAGGAAATTCTGATGCGCGGTTGCATGGATGAAACAGATTTTTCTAGCTGTTTCGGTTTGTTCAATCACGACGAAAACGCCGTTTTGGGTTCTGTTCGCGCTGGCTCAGTTGAGCTAACTGTTGATGATTACGGTCTTTACTACAAAATCACGCCTCCTGATAGTGTTGTTGTTCGTGATTTGTATGTTGAGCCAATCAGGCGCGGCGACGTGGTTCACTCATCCTTCCGTTTTTCGCTGGATTACTCAGACCCGGCAAACCCTCCTGATGAGTGGATGTATGATGAAGAAAGGGATGTTGTTGTGAGAAAAATTAATAAAATTTCTCGCGTTAACGACGTTTCACCTGTATTATTTCCTGCGTATGATGCCGCAGAGTCAAGCATCAGGGCCGCAACCTCATTTGATGAAATGAGGGAAAAAGCGGAGAGTGTGAAGGGTAAAAAATTTAACTTTCCTGTTTACAACATGTTTTAAGGAAAAATTATGAAAGTCAATTTAACCAAATTGTATGGCGAGCTTCGCAAGGCTCAGGACAAAGCAAAAGAGTTTCGCTCTAAACTCCAAGAAGCGCGAAAAGCTGGCGGCACCATCCCGGAAGAAGTTGAAAACGGCCTTTACGCCGCTCTTGAAGAGTGCGAAGAAATTCGCTCTAAAATTCTCGAAGAGCAAGAAAAGCGTGAAATGGATGCAATCCTTGCTGGCAACGTAAACGAAAAAGCGCATGAAGACACTGAAGGCCGCAAAACTTCAGAATACCGTAATGCGTTAACTGAATATCTGCGCAACGGCCAGCATTGCGAACGTGACACTTATAAAGTGCTCAACGAATACCGCGCTATGAATACCACTAACAACGAAAAAGGCGGGTATCTGGTAGACACTGAAACCCTGTCAAAAGTTGTTGAATCAAAATACACTTTCGGCGCTATTTATGCCATTTCTAACAAACTGAAAACCCAATCCGGGAATTCAATTCAGTGGGCGGTAAGCAAAGAAGGCATCACGCGCGGCGTTATCGTTGGCGAAGCAGAAAACCACGGCAAGAGTGATACAACGTTTGGCAATGAAGTGCTGGGCGCTCATAAAATCAGTTCTCAGATTATCCTGGTTTCTGATGAGCTGCTCATGGATGCATACATTGATATCGCAGCATATATCACGCGCATTGCTCGCCGCCGTGTTACCCTGGGTATTGATTATTACATCATTAACGGTCAGGGCGGAAACGCGCAACCATCCGGTTTGCTGATTCAGATTCCGGCAGAAATGCGCGTTCAGGTAACTCTCCCGGCAGACCCGAAAAGCAAAGAATACTATGTTGCAGTTTATGACGGCCTGGTAGATGTGGTTCATAAAGTTGATGCGGCTTATCGCGTTGGCAGCACTTATCACATCGCAATCAACGACAAAACCCTGGCGACTATCCGCAAGTGGAAAGACGACAACGGCAACCCTATTTATGTTCGTGACCCGCGCGCTGACTGGCCCGAAACTCTGTTCGGCTGGCCTCTGGTTATTGATAATCAGTTGCCGGATTTAGGTCACAACGGCGCGGTAATCGCTGGTGATTTCCAGTTCCTGATTGTTCGTGAAGCTGGCGATATGGTTGTAAAACGCCTCGACGAACTTTACGCTGAAACTGGTCAAGTAGGTTTCCTTGCTTGGCAGCGTTTCGGCGTTGTGCTGGAAGACCTGGCAGCAATGGCGATGATGACCTTTGCGGGTAACTCAGAAAATCCGCCGGAAGAAGACGAGCTTCCATAATTTTTAATGCTGGTATAATATGAAGGGGCGAAAGCCCCTTTTTTTATGGAGATTGCAAAGATGGCTGATACCATTTACAATTTTGATGATTTTTTTACTATTGAAGAAATCAGAAAACAATGCCGTGTATGGCATGAAGAAGATGATGATGAATTGAAATTTTTCGCTGTTGCTGCGATTGAACATTGCGCTGATACATTAAATCGTACAATCCTTAAAGCTGGTTCCACCACTTCGCCTGATTCTATCTGCTGCGATGATTGGCCTATTGTGTTCAATTCAAGAATAAAGGCCGCCGCTCTCCTTATGACTTCTAACTTATACGAAAACAGGGAATCGCAAACGAGCTATAACACATATTCAAATCCAACATTTGATTTGCTGTTAAGCCCTATGAAGGATTTGCAAGTGAGGTTTAAATAATGAACGTTGGAGCCATGAAGGATATTGTTGAAATATACAAACAAAACATAGTTCCAGGCAAAGGCGGTCAGATGGAAAAGACCTATACCATAGTAGCAAAAATGCGAGGTGACTGGAAACAAATTGCAGGGCGTGAATTCATTATGTCTGGAGCGCAATTAAACACAAGGCAGGGAACTTTATTAACCAGATATTATAAGGATGCCAGCGAAAAGCTTTTCATCAAAATAAACTATGGAACAATTTATGAAGTTGTTACATTCAATCATTCTGACAATGTAAACACTTTGTGGAATTTATCTAGCCTGGCATAAGGCGGATTTATGGCTAAACGAAACGCTTTGGATACAGATGTTTTATTTACTGTTGATGAAGTTATAAAACTTCTTGACAGAGTTCCTTTAAATCCAAATGAATTAAGGAAAGCGATAAGGCCAGCGTCACAATATTTATATCAAAAGATAAATAATGCTGTTGGCGCAAAGTGGGGCGTTAGAACAGGGAGGATGAAAGAACAGGGTGTTAAATTACAGGTTGCAAGAAAATCTGAATCATCAGGCGGTAAAAGCGCTGATTACAGAATTTACTTTTCACTTAAATCAAGCAGAGTAAAAGGAACAAAGGATTATATTGCACCTCTTTATGTTGCAAGATGGCTTGAAGGTGGAACGAAACCACACTATACAGCAAGATTTGCAACAAGAGCGAAAGCAAGAAGGGGAAAATTAATTCTTACCGCTCATCAGCGTAAACTTAAACATCCTGGTTTTGCTGGTCGTCCTGCTGTTCATGATGTTGTTGAAAGTGAAAGAAGCAATGTTGAAAACATTTCCAGAAATAACATTATGTACCAGTTAAAGAAAAAAGGGGTAGAGGATGCGTGATGCTCTTGTGTTTTTGTTCAAAGATAGATTTAACTGTAATTTGTTTTGGGAAATAATTCCTGAAAATGCAAATACAGACCCCGTAGCATGTTACGGAATCAGCAACGAGCAATCAGAAAGAGAGATTGACGGTTCAGGGGTTGGTGTTCATTTTGTTGATTTTGACATTGATGTGTTGTCAGAATCTCAAGAAGAATTGGACAAAATAAAGTGCGGACTGTTATTATTGAACGGCAACAGGTGGCATAGATACAGAGATAAATTTCAAATGCTTTTTGTCAGGTCTATTGGCGATTCTGGCGCGGCCCTGGGGGTTACAACGGAAAGCGGCAATGAACCACATGTTATGAGCATCAAGTTAACGTTATACGCTTAATTAAGGAGTGTAAAAAGATGGGCTGTGAACAAACTAAAACCGCTACTTTAGGCGCTGGGACAATGTTTAAGGTTTCATATGATTGCGGGCAAACCTTTACCCTTATTCCTGGTATGACTGCAATCGGCGCAACTGGCAACATGGGGGAAGCGACAGAAACAACTTCCATTGACGAAAAGGCAAGAACCTATATCGGCTCTCTTGAAACCCCGCCAAACAAAACTTTCACAGGAAACTATCGGCCTGAAAACGCCGCTCAAAAACGATTTTATGAAGCGGCGCGGAAGAAAGAGGTTATTCACCTTCGAATTGAATTCCCAACAAATCCAATTTCTGTATGTGAGCAACATGTTGCTCTGCTGGGTTTTCAGGTTAACGAGCCTCAAGCGGAACAGGCTATTACGTTTTCTGTAGGCGGTCAGGCTTCCGGTCAGGCGCGATGGTTTGAAATTCCTGTTGTTGGTGTAACTGCAATTTCAGTTCCCACTCAAGCTTTAACTGGCGCGGTTGGTGAAACTGATTCTGTAGTTGTAACTTACACGCCAGCAAATGCAACCAATCAAACATCATCTTTCCTTTCTGCAAATCCAGAAATCGCTTCTGTTGATAGTGAAACTGGTGATGTGAAATTTAACAAAGTTGGTGAAACAGATATTTACGTTGTTTCAAATGATGGCTCTTATGAAGCAACTCAACACGTTATTGTAACAGCGTAACAGCCGCCAACTGATAATCAATGGCGGGGAAACCCGCCTTTTTAATATAAGGTGATGAAATGATTTTAAGTAATTTAATCGGTGAAGTTCCAGATTTAAAAGTTGATGTTGTTGATGTTCCTGAATTTGGAAGTGAAGCGCAAATAATGTTACGCGAAATGGATGCTATTTCATCCGCTGAATTCAACGAAATCATAAAGAAAAACAGATTTCTTGAAAACAAAAAAACACCTTTATTTTTTGCCTCTCTTATTTGCCTGTGCGCGATTGATGAGCATGGAAACAAAATATCAAAATTAGAAGACGCCGAAAAAATCGCTTCATCATGGAATTATGAACTTCTTTTCAGGGTTGGTGAAAAGGCGGCGGTATTAAATGGATTTATGGGGGATACTGTAGAGGATACAAAAAAGCCTTCAGGGAAAACCCCGGATACGGCTCAATAAGAAGGGTTTGTGAAGAATTAAAGCTACCTTTCTTTGTTGTGGAAAAATGGCCTGTTAGTGAAATCATGAAATGGGTTGCACACTTTTCATTAAGAAGTGATGAAATTCAGGAATCACTAAATCCTAAACCGAAGGCCATTCAGTTGCCGCCTGAATCACCGCCAGAGGCTTACGTTGAAATATTCAAAGGAATATTATAATGGCTATAATAAACACTCTCATAACTGCAACCGATAAAACAAAACCCGGCCTTGATAGTGCTTCTAAGGGTTTTAAAAAATGGGGAAAGACTGTTAGTGATTCTGCTAATGATGCTCAGGAATCGCTTGATGGTTTTGAAGGTTCCTATGAAAACATAAAAAACCTAAGATTTGATAATCTATCATCAATAGTTGATGCATTCAAGGGCGCTCAAACAAGCATTGATGGTGCTGAAAGTGTATTAGCTAAATTCTCAATTCGCGCTGGTTTGCTGGCTGGCGGAATTGGAGTAGTCGTTACTGGCCTTTTTAATATGGTTTCAGCATCTGCTGATTATGTAAGGGAAATGCGCCAGGTTGCATCCTCAACAGGGACGCAAATAGAATTATTGCAACAAATGAAATCAGCGTTTTCTGATACTGGTCTTGAAATTGATAAATTTGGCGATATCAATAAAGACACATTAGACCACTTGGGCGACGCTTTCAGGGATGGTTCCGGCCCTGCTGAAGATATGAAAGCCTACGGCCTTAATTTAAAAGATTTCAATAAATATCTGAATCAGACAAACGGCGGCATTAACGCAGTTATTCATTCTTTCTATCAGATGAAAGAAGCCGGAAGAACTACGGCTGAAATCACAAACATGATGGAAACGCTTGCATCTGATTCATCGCATATGATTACAACTCTAAGTAAATTCAAAGATGAAACTGAAGCGCTTAACTATATTCATAGTCAATCATCTGGAATAACTGCTGAAGTTGCGGAAAAATACGCTGAATTTGATAAAAAGGTTGCGAAACTTTCAACATCATTTCAGGTTTTTAAAGCAGAGGCTTTAGCGCCAACTGTTGATGAGTTAAATACACTTCTTGATATTCTTAACGGAAATTGGGATGAAACAAACTTCACACAGTGGTGGAAAAACTTTTATTATGGAGGTGATACCGCTGTTGCTAAAATGCTTAGATACATTGACGGCGTAAAAGATATTGATGTTAATTCAGCCGGAAGAGACAATCTAAATAACATTGCAAAAAATGCATACTCTGATTTTTCAGAATTGAATAAACCAACTCCGCAAGGTGGCTGGATTGACAAGGACAAAGAGGAAAAGGAAGCAAAAGCCGCAGCAGACAAGGCAAAAAGATTAGCAGAGCAATTTAAAAAACAGCAAGAGCAAGCCGCTAAATGGTTAACTCAGTTAGACCTTGACAACGCCAGTGAACAAACAAAGGCTGAAATGAATTATCAAATCCAGCTTAAACAGTTGGATGATTTTTTATCAAAAAAATTAATTTCACAAAAACAATATGAGCATGGCGTTGAAGCAATAAATACGCAACTTTATAATAAAACGCTTGATTCAATATATCAACGTGATATGGATAATCTCAATAACAAAAAGGATAGAATGTTGTTGAGCGAAAACGAATATCAACAGCAATTGTTGAGGATTCAAAATGATTATCAACAGCAAAAAGTAACAAGCTCATATTATGCTGAAATGGAGGCTTTAGACGCCAAACATACTCAGGGGTTAATTAAGGAAGATGAATATCAAAAACAATTACAGGGAATAAAAGATAAATACGCATATGATACAAAAAAATTAAATGACACTTTGTCAGATAAGCAAGAAAGGCTTAAATTTTCTCAAGACGCTGAAGACCTTCAGAAATTTACCAACAATATGACAAACGGGATATCTATTGCCAGCCAATTTTCTGATGCTATCGCAAACGCTCAGGAGGAAGGAACGGCGGCATGGTATGCGGCAACAATAGCCACTAAAGCAATGGCTGTTGCTCAGGCTATCATGTACGCAAACCTCACAGCGGCGCAGGTGGCGGCGTCAACACCTGGCCCTGGTGCAATAGCCGCTGGTGAAACTGCAAGGGCGTGGGGGTACGCTAACGCCGCTATGATTGCTGCCGTGGGGATTATCGATATTGCCGGGAAGAGGGAGAGCGGCGGCAAGGTTAACGGCGGCGGCTCTTACCTTGTAGGCGAAAAGGGGCCAGAACTGCTTACGTTGGGCGCAAACCAAACCGGGCAGATTACATCCAATCGTAACCTTCAGAACGCGCTGGGCGGCGGTGGTGAGCAATCAGGGGTGGTTAAGGTGTATCAGTACAACACATTTGAATCCGGGGCTTCAGTTGGCGCTGAAACACTGGAGGCGATGAAAACGCTTGCTGAAACCACTTTTGACCGTAAAATGTATGATGCAATGAGGCCGCAAGGTCAAATGTATAAAGTGATGAAAAACCAGTAAGGATAAAATATGGCTGAATATATTGCAGTAGAAGCTAAAGATGTTGATACCCTTGTAACCAAAGTTACGGCGGCTCTTGCTGCAAACTCTGGTTATGCAAAAATGGAAAATCCTCATTATGATGGGAACCGCAAAGTCTGGACTCAGACAATCGGAACCGGAACAAAACCTGAAGGAGCGCCAGAGGCTTCTGGTGGTTAATCCTTTTAATTGACAAAAAACAACAAAAGGGGTAAACTGTGTTTACCTCTTTTTTTTGGAGACTTAAAATGTTTAAAATAGCAAAAGAAACAATAGTTGATGGTTTAAAGGCCGCTTTATTTATCGTTGTCTGTTTTTTCATTTTATTTGATTTAATTATATTGGTGAAATTATGTCATACAACATTTGGGTGATTAATTTTAAAGATGGAAAACAAGCAACAATGTTAAGCCATGAATGCGAAAGCGAGCGTGAAGCAAATGAGGCATCTGTAGAGAGGTTTGGCGCTAGATTCTCTCATGTGTCTAAAGTTTCACGCGCTTCATCATTGATTGGTGAAGCAAATAAAAACTATAATAAAGACTCTGCAAAGGGGGTTTTATGAGTGACTATGAAAGATTTGTATGGAAGATACAGCCAAAGCCCAGCATTTCCAATCAACCATCAGCTATAATTTCTCAGTTGGGCGACGGATATCAACAAGCCGCTCCGCAGGGCTTAAACCCAAACATGAAAACTTATGGCGTAAAGGTTACAGTAACTGACGACATTATTAATAGGGAGCTAAAAAAATTCCTTGAGCTTCACGGCTCCTGGAAAACATTTCTATTCTTTTGCCCGTCCAGAAATAAATGGGTTAAGGTTAAATTAACAACCTGGACTGAAACTCCTCATGGAGGTATTTCAGTTTGGGAATATGACATAAATATGAAGGAGTCGGCATCATGATAGAATTGCAAAAAAAGATGATGCTGGAATCTGAAATCCTTGAACCAACGGCAAAAGTAAGATTGTATGAAATAGATATGACCGCATTTGATGCCGGAATATATAGGTTTTATTCTGGATTAAATGAGAATGAATCAAATGTTTTCTGGAAAGGTATTGAGTACGAAGCTTTTCCGGCAAAAATTGACGGAATACAAAGAAATTCATCCGGCGCAAGCAACAGACCATCTTTTGTGCTGTCAAACATAACAGGAGTTGTTACAGGTCTTTTTGTTAACTACAACGAACTTGTAGGGGCCATTGTAACTGTAATTGATGTTTATGCAAAGTTTCTCGACCCTGTAAACTTTAAAAATGGCACAAACCCAAATTACGACCCAAACCAGGAAAGTATAACTATATACAGAATTCAGAAACCAGGAACCATAAACAAGCAATATGCAACATTTGAGCTTGCGTTGCCTATGGAGGCTGACAACGCATTAATACCATCAAACGTTATGACTACTAACAATTGTCAGTGGATTTATAGGGGGATTGGTTGCAGATATAACGGAAATAAATACTTTAACGCAAAAGATGAACCTGTTACAGATATCAACCTTGATGTTTGCTCTAAAAAGGAAAAAGGTTGCGTTTTGCGGTTCGGCTCTGATGTTGCAATCCCGATAAGAATCTTTCCATCTTGTGATAAGGTTGGCAAATAATGAGCATTGAAAAAACAATATCCGCCTATATGTCAGGCGATAGAAATAATGAACGTTGCGGAATAGTCATAGAAAAATCAACAGGGCTTATTTTTAAACCTTGTGAAAATATCCATCCATACCCAAAGGATGCTTTTTTAATAAACTCAAGAGAGATTATTAAAGCATCCATAAATGGCAAAATTCATGCAATTGTTCATTCTCACGTTAACGGAAATAATAAATTATCATCAGTTGATAGATGTGTACAGTACATCAACAGATATGATTATTGGTTATTCTGTGATGGTGAATTAACAAAACACAAACCAATTGATAAACTCAAGGGAAGGGTTTTTAATGAGGGTTATGTTGACTGCTATGATTCTTTCAGGGATTTTTATTATCTTTGCGGCGTTGACATGAAAAAATATTCCCCTGATGAGGGTTACAGAATACCAGACTGGCACAGAAAGGAAGGTGCGAAATCTCCATTCATTGAAAACCTAAGCAAAGAGGGTTTTTATATGATTGAAGGTTTTAATGATATGAAAGAAGGTGATGTGATAATTTCTCTGTTGGGTTCAAATATCCCAAATCACTCCCTTATTTATGTCGGAAATAATGAGGTTTTCCACCACTTGCCAGAAAGGTTGAGCGGAGTTGAAGTTTTGCGTGATTACTTCATTAAGATGAAACACTCTATCTGGCGACATAAGGATAGCGAAAATTTGCCAATATCAGATGTTATAAATTTAATAAAAAGTGAGGTTACTATACATGGCTAGTATTATCTTACATGGTGAAATGGCTGATAAGTTTGGCTCTAAGTTTGATTTTTTCGGAAGGACTGGTGATATATGTTTACAGGCATTTTTCATCCAGTTTCCAGAGGTAAAGGAATATATGATTAATGGATTTTTCCATTTTACAGTAATGGGAAAAGAAATATCAGGAGAATCTGAAGATTCTGCTGGATTTGAATTATTCAAATCTATCAAAGAACCTTTATCAAATAGCGATGAAATTCATATAACCCCTGCCGCCGCTGGCGCTGGAAAGACTGGAATCATGGGGGCCATAACAATCATTGCCGGGGTTGTTGCTGTTGCTGCCGCTTTCTGGACTGGCGGTGCAAGCCTTGCCGCATGGGGCGCAATGCAATGGGGGCTGGCGGTTGGTGGTGCTATGATGTTAATATCAGGGGCGTCAATGTTAATGACAAAATTACCAACAGCAACAACGCCTAAATCAGCGGCAACAAGCAAAAACTCATCATTTTCATCAGTCGATAATATGACGGGTAACGGGCAGTGTATACCGATATTATATGGTGAGTGTCTGATTGGCTCGATGGTTGCAAGTCAACAAATCGAAACTTTATCAAATGTAATAGCGTAGAGGGTTTTTTATGATTGGAAATATAACACTTTCTGGAACTTTGATTGACTCAACAGGCAACGCTATAGCAGGCGCTAAAGTTGTTTTGAAGTCAGTCAAAACTGGTGACGTAATTAGCGGGATAGCAGGCAGTTTTACTACCGGTGTTGATGGCTCTTACAGCGTTACCGTTCCATACGGCTCTTACAAGGTTTACGTTGAGATTGAAGGTGAACAAACTGCAATGCCTGGGTTTTTCAACGTTTACGATTATTCTGCTGATGGCTCTTTGCAAGATTTTTTGTATCAGCCTTGCGAAGAAGATAACATCCCAATGTTTCTTTTTGAGCTTGAATTAATAAGACAAAATATAAAAGAAAGTTACAAAAATGCAGTAGATAGTGTAATTGAAAATCTTGTCCCGTTAAGCAAACAATACATGACTCTTGAGGAGGCGCAGGCGGATATTGCGAATATTCCGGTTGGCTCTACCACGTATTACCGAAGCCCGGACGATAGCGCGCTGGCTGTTGAGGTAATCAACAACGGCGGGACGTTGCAGCCTACCGGGAGGAAGATGCCGTCTAAATCATATTTAGATTCCATCAGTTCTGTTACCGGGCAGATTTATTCTGATGTAGGGCGCGGCTCACTGGTCATTAACTATTTTGACAAAGAGCGGACTACGGATGGTTTTGCCGTGGGTTCAACAGGTTCTCTGGTAGCCAATGCAGCATATTATGCTAGTGATAAGATTCCCGCGCTGGGTAACACGCAGTACGTGTTTGCCGTTAACGTTTCGCAACTGGCATTTTATGATTTACAGGGAAATTTCATTTCCTATGTTGCGGGTGCCACTGCGGGTACTGCATTTACCACGCCAGGCAATACGCGTTATATCAGATTCTCGCAGACTCTGAGCACAGGAAAGAATTCTCAGATGCTGCTAAAAGGCGCTACTGTTCCGGCTGATTATGTCGGAGCGGGACTGGCAGACCCTTTCTCCGCCAAACGAACTGCCCTGGCGCAGGCAATTGATATTAGCTCACGAGCGAACGCTCTGGTACGGAATCTGTTTGATAAAAACCGGGCAAACGACGGATATGCGCTCTCGACTAATGGCAGTCTGACGGCAAATGCCAGCTATTTTGTTACTGACTATATCCCTGTACTTCCCGGAGAGAGTTACATCCTTTCATCCGGTACGCAGGTACTGTGTTTCTATGACCCTGACCTGAACAAAACATCAAATGTAACTGTCGCTGCTGCAACAGCTTTTACCGTGCCGACTGGTTCCTATTACCTGCGTTTCCAGAGCACGCCGTTATCTGGCAAAGATAGTCTGATGGTTGTTCGCGGAACTTCTCTGCCATCATCCTATGTGGGGTTTGGCGCCCTGACTACTGCGGAAGCCACCGCAATCACTCAGTCAATTAGTTGGGGGATTGCGGACGGTACTCTGGCCGCCATGCGTAATATGTTTAATAAGGATGTTGCGCTGAACAATTATGCGCTGGCGACCACTGGAGCGCCCTATGCCTCTAACAACTACTTTGTTACCGGATGGATACCCGTCAAGCCATCTCAGCAATATATAATGAACGCTGCATCAGGTGTTGCTGTATTTTTTGATGCCAATAAAGCTAAAATTTCAAACGGGACTATTGCTAACGGTACTGCATTTACCACACCATCTGGCGCGGCATTTATTCGGTTTCAGGTTCTTGGTCTGACCGTCAAAAACACACTGATGATGGTCGAAGGCACTGCACTTCCTGCCAGTTATCTGTCGTTTGGTTCGCCGACGGCGAGTTATGTTGACACAAAAGCGTTAACGGTGGCGCGCTCGGTCGCACTGTCTCTGCATAAAATGGCGGTGAATCTCTATAACAGCGAACTCGCCCAGATAGATAAAGGGGTTTCTTATCAGACGGGCGGGATAACGTCTTCGCCGGGGTACTTCGCAACGCCGATGATAATGGTCACTCCTGGCGACTGGTTCGTATCGACATATGGTTCAGGTGGCGGAGCCTTCTATAAAATCGACGGCACCTTCCTCAGCGGCTTTCAGGATCTGGTCGCAAATACGCCTTATGCTGTACCCGATAATGCATATTTCGTAAGGTTTCAGGTTTACAACCTGACGCGCCTGAATAGCCTTATGGTTTCGCCAGGTCAGACAATACCCGCCGGGTATGTTCCTTTTGGTGGGCAGGGGCAGGAATTGCCATGGCAGGGAAAGGGGATCGGATTCCTTGGGGACAGCATAACAAATACAGGAAACTATATTGCACCCCTACTCTCCCGAACTGGTATGCGCCAGATCGCCAATTATGGCGTGCCGGGCCAGGGGGTCAGAACGATGGCCAACTCACTAGACGCCACTACTATCGCTGATATGGATTTCATTTCGATTTTGGGAGGAACGAACGATTATGGGGGAAATCGCCGACTCGGGACAATTGCAGATGTCCGGGCGGATTATGACGATACGACAGTTAAATCGTTTTATTATGATGTATTCTACGTTCTGGATAAAATATACACACTCAAACCAACTGTGCGGGTTATGTTTAGTACACCGACGAAACGTGGTGCGTTTGAAAGCCAGCCCGTCTATCCGGCGGCGAACTCAGCGGGTTTTACGTTGCCACAATACGTTCAGGCTATCAAAGAGGTGTGTTCACTTTTCAGCGTACCAGTATGTGACCTGTTTGCAGAAAGCGGAATAAATCTGTACAACCTGAGCGTTTACACAGGTGATAACCTGCATCCTAATGCCACTGGCGGAGAGTTGATAGCCCGGAGAATGGCAAGCGCTATTAATATCCTTTAAAAAACTCCCCCGGATTATTCCGGGGGTTAACAATCATAAACTTATTTACTAAACTACGACATAATTTTTTCACCTAGAAGTCGTTAAACAGTAATTTCTGCTGCTATGAAAACTGGTGGTCACAAATTTTCTTTGTCTTTTATGATAACAATGACTAAGAAACAAAATAATTACAAATATAACTATTATCATGCTTTAATTATTTGGATTTACTTTCTATATCTAACTCATCATAGTTGTTATATAATGATAGAAATGAAAATCAGTGTTAACTAACATAGGAATTTATAGTATGGGAAAAGGCGGCGGCGGCTCATCGCGTACACCGAAAGAACAAAAAGACACTTTAGAATCTAGCCAGTTAATATCTATTATTGACATATTTTCAGAGGGGCCAATTTACGGATTAAAAGAAGGCTTGAAATCTGTTTATCTTGATAATACTCCAGTGTTAGCTTCTGATGGTACAGAGAATTATCCATCAGTTTCTGTTTCTGTAAATCTTGGAACTGAAGACCAGGATTATCTTGATGGATTCCCACAAAACGCTTCAGAGATATCTGTTGGAGTTCAGGTAAAGCAATCAGCTCCAGTTATAAGGACGGTAACAGACGATAAAGTTGATATGGTTAGATTAAACCTATACTCATCTGGTTTGTATGTTGTCACAAAAGACGGCGATACAAAAAGAACAGATTTGCAGATGCGCGTTGAAATGCGCGGGCCAGGTTCGAATGATTGGGAGGTAAAGGCCCGTTTAGACTTTATTGACCAAAAGTCAAAGGGTGAATTTTCATTCCAGGCTGAAATATGGGACTTGCCGCCAACTCCTTTTGATATAAGAGTTGTGCGTGAAACATCTGATGATACTGATGGAGACTGGCAAGCAATCCAAAACCTTTCTTACTGGCGCTCATATTCTTTGGTTATAAACCAGAAATACAGATGGCCTTACACGGCTTACGCCGGGATTAAATTTGATTCAGATAACTTTAATGGGGCAATTCCATCAAGAAAATATTTGATGCGTGGGCGCATTGTGCAAGTTCCTGTTAACTATGACCCTGAAACAAGAACATATTCAGGATACTGGAATTTACAGTTTAAAGCCGCATATACAAATAATCCAGCATGGATTATTTACGATATGATTAAAAATAACGTTTACGGGTTGGGTAAGTTTGGTATAAATGCAAATGAAATGATGCTATACCAGGCCGCGCAATTCTGTGACACGTTGGTTGATAACGGGCGCGGTGAAATGGTTCCGCGCTTTGTTTGCAACGCTTACATTACCGAACAGCGGCAAGCATGGGATTTGATTACAGACTTCCTTTCAATATTCAGGGCTATACCTGCATATGACGGGAAGCAGTTTTTCCCGGTTATAGATATGCCTAAAGACCCGGTATATCTGTATAACGAGTCTAACACAGTACCTGATTCAAACGGCGTACATTTCAATTACAGCGCAACTGGATTAACCGATAGATTTTCTGTTGTTGAGGTAAGATTCATAAATAAGGATAATTTTTATGAACAAGATACAATCCAGGTTGTAGATGATGAAATGGTAAACCGTTTCGGATGGAACGTTAAAAAAGTTGAGGCATTCGGAACTGACACAAAAGACCAGGCGCAAAGATTTGGTTTATATATTCTTGCAACTGAAAAGTTTGAAAGCAAGTCAGTTTCATTTACCGTTGGTCAGGATGGATTAAGAAATTTACCTGGTGACATTATAGAGGTTTATGACCCTTCATATTTTGGGGCAAACATTGGCGGAAGGATTTTAAACATATCTGATGATAGAATGACTGTAACGCTAGACAGAAAAATATCAATTCCTGTTAATGCTGAAGTTATTCTAACTTTTATTAGTGACGAAAGGACTCCTGTTGATTACCCTGTAACTCCTGGCTCTGGAGATTTCGACACTTTCAGACTTTCCACCACTTGCCCGGCTACTTTAGGCGTTTATTCTGTTTATGGCATAAGAATAAACAACAAAGGGCGCAAGTTATGGCGCTGCGTTTCAATTTCTGAAAATGCTGATTCTCTTCAGTATTCAATAAATGCTGTTGAGTATTACGCAGAAAAAACGTCATACGTTGATGATGGTGTTTACTTTGCGCCAGAAGGTGAAACGATGTATGGAAACAACATTCCGGCGGTGAACGGACTGGAGATAGAATACACTCCAGAATCAGACCGTGGGACTGTTCGCATATACTGGAATTCTCCACAAACAGCAAGAAACATTTCATACAATGTAAGGGTTTTGCGTGATGGCGCTTTAGTTGTAAATGCAAATACTACTGATGCGTTTTACTTCATAACCCCTGATTCTGTTGGTTCTTACTCTGTTTCTGTTCGTGGTGTTGGCTCTGATGGCAAGATGGGGGTTGAGTCTCAAGCCGTTTTCATTATGGCCGTACCTCCTCAACCATCATCTATTTCATGGAATTCATCAAACTACACAATTACATTAACACCAGTTTTAAGCCAACTTGCAACATTGGGCGAGCAATATGAATGGTTTATTGGCGCTAATGAAGATGAGGTTCTGGCTCAAAACAATAATTTAGGTTTGGCGTACAGACTAAACCAGGTTGGATTAATGCCAAATACGACCTATTGGTTTGGTGTACGCTCCGTTAACTCTTTGGGGCGCTCTGCAATAACAACGGTTGAGGCAAAAACAAAATTTGATGCTGATGAAATAACCGGGATTCTTGAAATTGCATTACCTAAAACAGAATACATTCAAGGGATAAATACAGATATTGAAGGTCTTTCTGATTTAGCGTCATTAAGAGTTATTGATAAAAATGGGAACAATCCTAGAATCACAGGTGTATATATGAATGCTGGCGATGCATCGCAAAACATCGCCTCAGTTGTTGATATAGTTGCTGATGCTTTTGCAATTTCAAGCCCTGATGATTTAACAAGATGGGTATATTTTGATAGCACATCAAGAAATCTTGTTATCCTGGGTGACATAAGAGCCAAAGCCGGGACGCTTGATAATGTAACAATTAATGAATCATGCGTAATCAAAGGAAAGTTATCCGCAAACAATATAGAAGGTGATATCTATACAAGGCAGGTTGGCATCCTTTCAAACAAAGAAATTCATACTGGTACTGGTCAGGTCGATGCCGTGTTTATGAAGATTGCAGCAGCGCCAGATTTTGCCAGGGTTTTAGAAACTAATCTTGAATTATCGATGCAATGTTGGGAGCGAAACTATTTTTACGTTGAAATGAGCGCAGACGGAGGCGCAACATGGAACCAGCTTCACTACTTCGACAGCGGCAACGATGGCGGCACAGAAAAATGGCCGATAAACCAGATTACCATTCCAGCATCAGGAACAACTGAAATACTGCTAAAGGTAAGAACGACAACAAGCAGGAATGCTGAAATCTACATTGCAAGCCCTGAAAACACTGGAACGGCTGGAACACCAGAGTATAAAGGAACGGCGAGCGCTTACAAGAAAGGCAAAACCATCATAACCAGTGTTGGATAAAATTTTTAAAAAAGGGGGTTGCACTGCAATCCTCTTTCAGTTAGTATTCATTTCAACGGCGATACACGCCAAAATCAAAAAACAGGAGATTTGAAATATGTCACGTCCGTTTAAAATTACAGTTGGTAAAAAAGCGCCTTTCGTTGTTATCGCTGACAGCAAAAGCCTCGCTGAAAAACATGCAACATCCCTCGCAACCGAAGGTCTGACCAGTGAAGCGCGCCCGCTTACCGAAGCGGAATATAAAACTGTTGACTTTAAGTCTGAAAGCTTCATTCGCGTTGCTGGCGGCAAAGACGGCGCTGTAGTTACCCCTTACGCTTTTGTGCTGGGCAAAGAAACTACTTATGGCCTGGCGGCTTCTCAGGCGGTAGCAGAGCGCCATCTGGCAGAACTGCTGAAAGAGAAAGCCTCTTTCTCTGTTGAGCCGCTGGAAAACAGCGAATACGCCTCTGTTAATTGGGCCGAAGTTCAGACCATCGAAGCGCCGAAACGCGAGCCGAAATCGGCAGGTGAAGACGGTGATTCCAAAAATCAGACCGATATGGGCGACGTCCCAGGATTTGAAGATAAAAAATAATCTTCACTTAAAAAAAATAAAGCCCTCCGTTTGGAGGGTTTTTTATTGCTTCAGATAAATAAAAAAAACGGGCAATCGCCCGTTAATATGTCATTCTGTTTTCACTAAAGTATTTTATTTGCTTTTCGTTTAGTTCGTACTCTCCAACATATTCACAATATCCTTTTTCATGCTTATCACTTTTCATTTCTCCAATTCTTTTTGAGCAATAGAACCATGAGGAAACAAGGTTAGATGAAAAAAGATGTTCAATTTCTTTCTGTCTTTCGTGCTTATCTGCTTCAAGCTTTGCATATAGAAATCCGGTATGCCAAACATTAAAAACCCTGCAAAAACACTTTCCGCTATCCCTCATCCGATAAACTCTATAAACCATATATTCATAAATCGGTGAGGGGCTAAAGTTAGCCCCGTTCATAATTACTCTCCAATAAAGAATTTAATCTTTTCAAAGATTGGCTCTAAAACCATTACATCACGCGCATTGTAACGCGCTATTCTTTCAGCCCCTGTTTGCCATTCATCTCGCCAGATTGGCCAAACCATAGAGCCGTCAATTTTGCCTTCTTCGTCAAACTTTGATGTGTCAACGTCAAGATATCGGCAAAGTCTATCAAGTGATGGTCGCTGCGTTTTGTCGCCAAAGCTCCACACATCAAGAACATCGAAATACTTTGAGCGGTCATATGATGATGCTAACCACGTCATGCCAGATTTTGGCATAGGGACGCCGTTAATAGCGCAACGCTGCGCAATAAACCGCATATCGAAACCCATTACATTAGCGCCAACAAATCGCGTTGTAAGGCCGTTTGAGGCTGCGTAATCATCTATTGCCCCAAGCCAGTTAACTATTCTGGTTAAGAGGTTAACTTCTGTCATATCTTCTTGTCCCCGATATCGATAAACCGTTACCGGGTCAACCATTAGCGGCGTACCATCTTCACTTTTAAAAAAAGTTTTTGCTGAAAATGAAATCACTTCTCCACCTTCTCCAGCAGAAAAAGATGTTTTTCTGTGAATTTCATCGAACTTTTCAGCGACAACTGAAGCAAGATTTTTATCAATCCACATCTGTTTAAGGCCGTCAAGAGTCATTGCTTTAACAACCTTTTCCTCAAGTTCAAACAGCTTTCCAAATTCGTCTTTTGTCATTGATGGCGCTGATGGTTTGTGAGCTTCAGCGATTGTTTTTATTTGTTCAATCTTGTACTCATCCTGCGTTGGGATGGTTTCAGTATCAATTCCAATATCAAGAAACTTTTTCATTTTTACTCTCCTGTTTTAAGCAGATTTGCTAACTCTCTGATGTGAAGAATCATCAATTTCTTGCAATCATTATCTGGCAAATCAAGCCTTTTTTCAACGAATTTGCACCAAACATTTTTAGATTTTAGCAAATCTTTTTCTGATTTAGGTAATCCGCTATAAAGGCTCTCTATTCTTACTATTGCAGCCATGTATTGAAACTTCAATCTACCGTATGTTGAGCGAGTATCTATAGTTGAAATCATGTTATAACATCTTTCAATAAACGCCTCGCTTCCTCTTTTTCTTTCGCTGTAATGTTTCATAATTCACCTAAAATGGGACGTCATCCCAAATCCAGTTAATACAATAAAACTCACCGCATTTCATACCTTCGGGATACTGACCGTTAATCCTGCATACAGCACCAGGTTTTGGGGTTCCATCAGTATTGAATTCTCCGCACTTATGCATACAGTGAATGCAATTCATGTTATCAAGCGCTATTTTACAGAAATTAATTTCCTGATTAATTCCATCTTTAAGAAATACGGCATCCTTACCATATATCTGTTTTTCCACATGAGACAAAAAACCTTCCATTTCTTTTATCATTGCAACAAAATATTCATGGCTATGAATTATCATAAATCACCTCATCAACTCGCAAAGAGTTGGGTTTTTTGCGTTTTGGGTTCTATCAAGTTTTATGCACTTTATGCCTAAAGTTTTGTCATGTATTAGCTGATTGCTGATATAGCTAAAACATGATGTAAAATTATTATATTGAAGCATGTAATCGCCAGTTAACTCTTTCCAAAACTGATAGCATTTAGGAGTCATGCTTACACCACTAAAGAAAATCCTTTCAGTTAAAACTAATTCCATACCACAATAAAATTCAAGAGCGATATATTTCTTGTTATATTTCGTTTTCTTCTCTTTTAGAGCAATAGAGGAAACTGGATATTCTGGATATGGGTTTATAGTCGTCATTATTTCAGCCTGTGAAGCATAGCGAGAGTCTAGGTTATCAACAGTCCTCATAACGTGACCGCAACCAGCTATTACAACTCTTTCACCGTTATTATCTAAAATGTAATTCCCTCTTTTGTCCTTCATCCATTCAATACACACTTCCTTGCTTGCTGGTGTCCACATTTCACCGCAATTTTCACAAACTATGCAAGGTGCTTTCATTCTGTCAATATTCTTTTTCGCTGGTCTGCCTTTTATCTGGTCAATAGCTCCAAGCCTTTCAGTTGTATCAGTGAAATCTATCCATAGGCAATCTTTTTTCCCTGGAGCAATCCTTGTTCCCCTTCCGGCTCCCTGCATATATAAAACGTATGAATGAGTTGAGCGCAACCATATTAAGCAGTCAATATCTGGAACATCAAAACCTGTTGTAAGAGCAACAACTGTTATCAAACATCTGATAAATCCGCTCTTATACGCCTCTATTATCCTTTCTCTTTCTTTGCTTTCTGTTTTTCCATGAACAACGGCGGCTGTAATTCCCATTCTGTTTAGAATTACATTAAAATCTTCAGCGGAAGAAATATCAGGAAGAAACGCCATCCATTTTTTTCTTTCTGATGCAATTATGCTTGTCTCATATGCCGCTGATACTAAATATTCCTTTGTTCTTTCTGAAAGTTGCGGTATATCAAAATCATCACCTTTCTTTTCTATGCCAGATGTGTCAATTCGTGTTTCAACTCTAGCTTGAGGGTTAACAAGTGGGCTTAAAAAACCCTTTTCAAGCAATTCACCAATAGGAGTATTATGTGAAATTCCGTGATAAAGAGGCATTTTACCATCTGTCAACCATACCCCATTTCCTTTAAATGGAGTTGCTGTCATTCCGGCGTGACAATATAAAGTTTTTGTTTCTGTATTTATTCTATGCATACCACGCAAAAAAGACCAGTAAATGCCTGTTCCATCGCTTTTTGTAAGGTGACATTCATCATTTATCCAGAACATGCGCGGCCCCAATTCTGGAGGGTAATTTTTTACACTACCTATTGTTGCAATCACTATATCTGAATCAGGTTGTTTTATTCCAACCGATGATGAATACATCCCAACTCTAACGCCTGGAATCATTGCTTTCACTTTTTCATAGTTTTGCTCACATAATTCTTTTGATGGTACTGTGATGATGCCCCTGGGTTTAAATTGCGGGTAAGTTTCAATTAACGCTTTTGACAATCCGCCGCTAACAACAGATTTACCAGAGCCAGTGGGTAATACTATTATTGGAGCCTTTCCAGGGTTATTACACCAATACTTCATAGTGTTGTTAATTGCGGCGTCCTGATAATATCTATTCTTGAACAATTTTTAATCATCCATAATAGTTGCATTAAACATTTTCTTGATTTTATCAATTTTAGCATCACCAATCAACATCTTTCCCTGAGCGCCGTAAATCTCATAAGAAGTGTATTCAGAGCTTTTTCCAGAATTTGAATTAACGAATATTTCTCCTGTAATCTTATTAACGTATTCTTTGCCGCCGTCAAGTTCATCGCGTATAAAATCAGCCCATGAAGATAAAAACTCTTTATTGAAAATATGCATATTGCATTTATCAATATTCATTTGCTCCTGAATTGATAGCTTTGCTCCATTTTTTGCTTTACATCCTGCAAAGCCATTGTCACCAATTATAAAATTTACACAGTTTCTACATGTTGGGCTTGGAACCTCTGGAGCAACGCAATAAATTGAAAACGGGCAAGAAAAGCACTTTTCATCATTTCCTTTTATTCTTGCCGGGGCTTCAACCTGAGTAACACCAATTTGCATTTTTTCATAAATTTCATTTGCAGTGTTTAAATTTAGCTCCACCACTTGCGCGAATATTTCCCCATTATCCGGGCAAACATTTATAATTGCTGATTTTTTAAAGCCTCCGTATGCCATAAGAATATGAGAGTTCATTTCTGCGTAATGGTTGCTCCCTGATTTTTCAACCTGAGCAAATGACGCCTTGTCATGTATCCTTATAAACAACAACCCTCTTTCATTTGGGAAGTCTGGAAATCCTCTTGCTATAATTGCATCAATACGCATTGAGATATGACCAAACATTATTTTGGTATATAATGGTTTTTCATTTTCAAAAATAACACCAACTTTTTTCAAGTTGTAAATCATTCTTGCGGCGCTTGATTGTGCAAAATCAATAGCATTCTTTATTTTAGCTTCAGGGCGCATTACGCAAGCCCAGCGGGAAGAATAAAAACCAATCCTTGCGCATTGATTATCAACAAATTGCGGTGATGCTTTTTCACAAAAATCAGCCGTTACCTCATTTTGTGAAATCTGATTAAGCAAAAAAACAACCTTACTCATTTCATGCGCTCCAGATAAAAAGGGGGGCAAAAGCCCCCATTATTTACTTTAAAAATTATTACATTGCACCAGGAAAACCATTACCGAAAGGTTTTCCGCCGTCATTTACATTTCCGGTAAACTGGTTTGCATTTTGCATTTCCTGGCCTCCCTGGCCCTGGACAGAGCCGCCGCCGTTTCCGGCCTGAGCTTCATTTCCCGCGCCTTGCGGCTGGAAATTGTTTTGCTGCTGTTGCTGGTACTGATTACCGGGAAAGTTGCCCCCCTGCGGCTGCTGCGGATAACCGTTTTGCGGATAACCGTTTTGCGGCTGTTGATACTGCTGTTGCGGCTGTTGATGCTGGAAGTTGCCGCCGTTGTTCATTTGCTGCTGACCGCCGTTAAACTGGTTTTGCGGCTGTTGATACTGCTGCTGATAATGCTGCTGCGGCTGCTGCGGCTGTTGCTGCTGACCGTAATTCATTGGTGCCTGTTGTGGCTGCTGTTGAGTAGGAGCCAAAACGGAAACAGGCAGACGGTCTAAAACTTCAGCGCGTTGCTCTTCTTGCTCTTCCGTGTGATAGTCGTTATCGCGTTTTTTAGGGCGCTTCTTGCCCCACTCAATAACGTAAACCGCGCCGATGAGAAGTTGCGGATTTGTTGGACGGGCCGCGCCTTTGCCAAATGCGGATTCACAGAGTTTTGCATACTGGCTTTGTGCGATGCGTTGCGTTTGCTCGCTTGTGTGTTGGAGGTTGTAGTTGTCGAAAATTTTACGGCCTTTGTAAGAGCCGTCGATAATGTCATGCTCAAGCTTCAGGATGAAACCTGTTTTACGCTCGTTTTCGACGTATTCAGCAGCAACGATACGAACCGGATAGCGTCCTTTCGGAAGTTCGCCGGAACCGGAATCAATATCAGCATTATTATCCACAAACATGCCGCCGCCGTTATTCTGCTGATAACCGCCGTTAAACTGGTTTTGCGGCTGTTGATACTGCTGTTGCGGCTGTTGAGGCTGGAAATTGCCCTGCTGCTGGAAATTGCCGCCATTCTGGAAATTGTTTTGATTGTCGTACATAATAAAACCTCTTTTCAGTTAAATTTAAGAATCTTTTTTACAACGCTGATAATATCAGGCTCATACATATCACATGAGGATGTTCTTTCACGCGAAATGTGTAAACCATCATATTTTGTCTGAATTCCAGTTCTTGTCGCCCCTTTATCATCAACATAAGCAAAAGAGCGTAAAACGGTATTCATTAATCCAGTAAATTGTATTGCGTACTTGTTACCCTCGCAACCTGCGCCATATTGCAATTGATTTCCGTTGGCGTTTTTTAGCTCAACCTCAAAAGCATTTATATAAACATGCAAAGGTAAACGCCTAACATCATCAATAAAACGCCTGAAATTTATATTTCCATTTGCATAATCAAGGCGTCTATCCCTTGAATCTTCCCCTGTTGCCTTTAGGCACATATAGGAAAAATTGCTTGCGCCATCAATACACACAAGGTTGTATTTCTGCAAATTGAATTTATTTGTATAAATCATACCCAAAATCTCAAAAGCTGTTTTGGGTTTGTCTATCTCAAAAAAATCAATTCCCATACCGTTAAGGGTGGTTAGCCCTCCTGGGTCGCAAGCAAAAACAAGCGGATTGAATCCAATGCTTTTCAGTTTCCCGATTGCAAGCGTTTTGTGTGTATCAGGCAAACCATAGTTGAGAATATCAAGCTTTGCGGCCTGTTGCTGGCTTGTATTCTTCATCACTGGCGGTGCCATTTGTCGCCCTCCCTCTTGTGTTGCGGTTGGTATGTGTCGTATGATGGCGCAACGGTTTAACCTTGTCAACACAGGAACAGAAAAATGATTCATAAAAGCGTTGATGAACTGATTTTACACGTAGGCGGAATTTCTGGGTTTTTGCGTGAACTGGAAAAAGAGCAAATTGTAATTTCTTTCTCTGCTGTGAAAAAGTGGTATACTAGCAATCAGATTAATCCGGGTAAGAGATACCATGAAGCAATCCTTAAGATTGCGCAAAAGCATGGAAAAGAGATTAGATTTTAAACTTTTTCGGGGCCAAAATGGATAACAAAGAAAAGGCTATTCAATATGCCAGGGCTGGATTCAGATTAATCCCTCTCTGGTGGATTGATGAAAACGGAAAGTGCGCTTGCGGTGATTCTGAATGCGGAAACAAAGCAAGTAGCAACAATCCGGGTAAACATCCATTACAAAAACTCGTTAAAGATGGTCGTGACAACTCAACCAATGATGTTGAGATTATCGGCAAATGGTGGAGCAAATACCCAAAAGCTAACATCGGTTTGGATTGCTCCCGCTCAGGTGTTTTTGTTGTAGATATTGACATTCACACAGATAGAAAAGGCGTAACACAAAACGGATTTGAGTCACTTGAAGACCTGGAAACAACATTCAAGGAAAAGTTTAATTGCGCTGTTTCTGCTGAAACTGGCGGCGGTGGTTTGCATATCTTCTACAAAGCACCAAAAGATTTTACCTCTTGCCCTGCTGGATTTGGCAGGAACTTTCCAGGCATAGATATAAAATTTAATGGCTATGTTCTTTTGTCGCCATCAAACCATAAGAGCGGGGCGATTTATCGCTGGTCTAATGATGAAGCAGAAAGGGATTTTATACTAAACAAGATTCCAGACCTTCCTAAAAGCATAGAAAAATACGTCAGAGATGGATACGACGAAAACAGAACATCGCCAGCAAGATACACAACAACTGTAAGGCCGATTGATAGTGATGATGAAAATCAGATTCTTGAAGCTTTAGAATACCTTGATTTTTGGTCACTTGATGATGATGAGCGCCTAAAAGTTGGCATGGGCTTGCAAAGCGCATTACCAGGTAATAAAGGAAAAGAATATTACTTCGACTGGCTTCAACGCTCTTTAGGCTCAAAGTTCAACAGGCGTTTCAGCGAGAGGCGCTGGCGCTCGTTTAAAGTAAGAAGCGGAGGAAGAACGATAGCAAGCTTCTTTGAACTTGCTATGCAAAACGGATGGCACAATGAAGGAAAAAAGGGTTTTTACATTGACCCTGCTGATTATGTTGATATGGAACCAACTTTAGTTTCTGAAGAGGTGAAGGAAGAGAAAAACCTTTTTGTTGATTTTTCTGTTCAGGCTCCAATGATGGTTGATTATTCAGTACCATCAGAGATTATGATTATTGATTATGATATTGAGCCAGATTATCCAGAAATCATAAATGTTGACTATTCAGCAAAACCAGATGTTTACATTGAAAGCAATTCAGAGTTTTTAGGTGAACTTATGAGCATTAATTTAGACGATGATAACGAATATCAGGAATTAGACCCTGAATTATTGTCAAAATGGCTTGAAATGCTAGGTGATTACCGTGTGGCAAAAAGCCTATTTATGTGGCAAGCGGAAAACTCTTCCGCCTTTGTTCCTGAAATTTCTTTAAGCTTTACTGTTTCCGTTTTGGGCGCTCTTTGTGCTGGTAGATTTGCGCACAGAAAGTTAACAACAAATACATACTTTACTGTTGTTGCTGAAACTTCTGTTGGTAAAACACAGACGATGAAGCTTGCCAAAGAAGTTTTAGCCGCCGCCAATGACCATTCAAGAATAGGGCCGGATGATATCATTTCTGATAAGGGTTTTGTGAATGACCTTGTTAAAGACCCTGCAAGATATTTCCTTTTAGATGAAATCGGTGAACTGTTTTTAAACATTTTCGACGAAAAAGCAAACTCATCGCAAAAGATGATTAAAAAGGTTTTACTTTCAAGTTATACGGCTTTTGGCTCTGATTTCAATAACACAGCATCAAGGGCAGACAACAAAAACGCTCCAGCGGTGAATTTGGGTAGTATTTGTCCGTCAATTTTTGGCCTTACAACTCCAGCAGTTATATTTAAATCAATGTCAAGCAAAGATATTATTGACGGTATGTTATCACGAATGATGCTTTTGGTTAGTGATGCTGGAATCCAGGAGGGAAGAAACCCAAAAAATTCACCATTACCGCAAGTGGTTGGCGAGTGGTTGCATAAACTTAAATCTGCTCATATGTACTCAACTGGCGCAATAATGCCCGTTGATGGTCAATCTCAAAGCGTTGAAATGAATTGCAGCGAAGAAGCAGAGATATTGAAGAAGAAAATAAAGAAACTTGAAACCCAAAAGAGAATAGAAAACGGCGAATACGGAGGGATTTACGGTAGATTGTGCGAAAACGTGATAAGGGTTGCTATTGCTCTTGAAATATCTGAAAACCCTTATTCAAGGATGATAAGCGATAAAGCTATGTTAACAGCATTCAATATCATTAGTTTTTGCCTTGAGCAATCTGTTAGGGTTGCAAAAGCTTACATTCACGACTCAAAGGAAGAAATGGCTGAAAGTGACATTTTACGCTGCCTATCAAACTGTAAACAAGGAGCAACACTAAAAGATGTAAGAAAGAGAATTTCAGGAGTATCAGATTACGGAAAAGCAAACATGATAATCTCCAACATGGTAAGGGATGGCTCAGTTTTAGAGTTTCGCGTAAAAACTTCTGGAAGAGGAAGACCATCAATAATTTATTTTCATCCTTTGGTTTATCAGTATTTGCCAGAAAGTGAAAAAGCTAAATTTGAGCAAAAACCAAAAATTTCTTGACAGTTGTAATGCTGTGTTGTAGATATTATCAAAACAACCGGAGGGTTTAAAATGAGTTATCGCGGAAAGGTTTGGAGTTTGATTATTATTTTTCTTGCCGCTTTCTGGTCTTATGCTGCAATCGCTATCTGGAGTCTGTGAGTTATGGAAATTGTTGCATATGAAACAGTAACAAGAAAAGGTAAAAGAATGCTTGTTTATGCTGGCTCTGTTGAGCATCAAAACGCAATTCTTTTTAAACAACCGCTTGAGCCTCTTGTGTGGTACTCAAGCGCAATTCCATGTAGTAATTGCATGGACACTATTTTAAGACACGGTTTAGAACCAGGAGGCCCGGTAAATGTCTAAACTAGAAATCATTGTTGACAAAGTTTCTCATGAAGAGGCCATGTGTGTAATCAATGGCGTATCTTCTGGCGGGTATCTTGTAAGCGGTTCATTTGTTACTGATTCTGGAAATCTTGCCGTTGCCCATGTGAAATTTTTCAGCGTGAAGCCAACACGTAAGCAACTTAAAGCTTTTAAACGTGTTGCGCGTGAAAAAATGGAAATCATGGAATCAGGTTTGCTTATAGACTCAATAAAGGCTGAATTTAACACGCCATATAACGCAGTAATTCACTAAAAATTATCCCTCGCAAGAGGGATTTTTTTTTGCCTAAAGGTTTTTATTGTTCCACCACTTGCGCGAATGTTCCATTCTATATCTGCAATCTCATTTTAATTTCCGTGTTTTCTCCAAATCAATCAAAACGAAGAAACCACAAATCACAAATTACATCAAAATTTCATTAAATGTTAAAATCAATTATCATGTAAGTTGTTGAGCCAAAAGGAATTGTATATAAATTGCGCATGTTAATTGTTTTTAGGTTGTTAAATTAGTGTTAAATGAATCTGTAAGTATATGATAACTATATAAATATATATATTAATTAATATATTATTAATTTTCTCCAGTTTAGAGGATTTCTTACCCCC